GGCTGTCCATGGAAGATGGGCGGTCGCTTTCCAATTTGGTAGCGTTTGGTATCGAATGGTATGTGGTACAGCGCAACGAAGCTGAGCAGGTAAAGACGCAAACCAGTTTACGTACTGGCACAAGTCAAATGGCAAAGTGGGCTGGATAAGCGCATCATGGTTCTGTGGTCGGAACCCACGAAACAATGACGCCTGTAGAGGGTCTACATAACTGAGGTGATGAGCCTTCGTGATCCGGCAGCGTTAAAAGCCTTATCGCCGTGGTGTGTGGCGCTTGAAATAACACACCAAACCAATTCCCACGACTAAGTGTCGTACAACGGCTGTAAGTACGTGCCCGAAGCTTTACAAGAACGTCTTTCTCGTCAATTCTGCGTGCTCATGGCCACACTAGTGGACTGTGAGTGCGACTTAGAATGCATCCAAGAGCTAGAGCGCTCTTACAAACTTACTTCTTACAGTGGCGAGAAAGGATCCTTTTCCCAACGAATGGGACGATGTGAGTAACACAGAACCAGAAGATTTTGAGACAGCTACTTTTGAGGAAGTCATGCAAGATCTTGCTCGATGGTACTTACCAGATCCCTATTTCTGTGTTATACGTTCATTCAACCGTAAACAAAATAAGCTGAGAGAGTTTGCTTACAAACAAGAAGGCAAAGCTACTCAACGCTTATTACAACTCTCTGCTGATGGAGAGGAGGTGACCATCTACACCCAAGGAGTCCTTGGAGTTGTTAACTACGAACCAGACTAACCATGCACATGATTACCGATGCAGAGATGCAGCAACTTGCAGTGGATTACCCCTTTTCACTGCATGAATCCCTTCTTGCGTATATCGCATATGAGGAGAGGGTTCTAAATGAATGCTCCGAAATGCATCAGTGTGCTGATAGCATTGTTCCATTAACGCAATGCACAGGTGCTAAGGTACAAGCGTACTACTGAGGGGTGGGAGGAGGGCTCTCGATGAATCTTTTTTATATCAATGGACTTTATGTCCGCTGGGAGTGCAGCGCTTTAACTGCACCGTTGCTACGTTATGACGCCTCTGGTGGCATCCATTTGGGCATAGGTCGGTTAGAGTTGTTCTGTGACTGGTTTTGCCGATCCAATGAGTTCCACTCAGGTATTGACCGTTGATCCTGAGGCACGTGTGCTTTATGAATCCTTTGAGCTGTTAAGGCTCTTGGATACAGAAATGCCAGCCCAGCTGATTGCCACGTACTTCTTCATCGCGGCCCACGGACCGGTGGATACGGTGACAATTGCCAAGCGTCTCAATATGAAAGCTAGCAGTGTCAGCCGTAATACTGATTGGTTATCTGCAAACCATCGCTTACCAAACAAGTCCGGACTCGGACTCATCATCAAGGAGGAACACCCAACGAATTGGCGAACCAGGCTATGTCGATTATCACCAAAAGGTGAATCCTTAATCAGACAAATCAAGGAGAAACTCTATGGAGACCTTCACGAAATTAGGCCAGTGTATTGACTTTACGTACAAGACCAGGGATGCCTGGATCCGTGAACGTCAGCGCATGGCTAAAGGTGACACCAGCAACTGTTGTGCAAGCGTCGTGGTTGGGCATTTGCTCAATGCAAGAGGCGCAGCTTTCCCGATCAAGAATCTTGATGAGGAGCATGTCTCAGAGTTGATGTATGAGTTGGAAGATGAGCGTGACTGGTCACCTCGAACAACCAACATGATACCCAAGTATCTAAATACAATCCTCACCCATTGCTGGAAGAAGCGTAAGATCAATTCTCTTCCTTACAGGCACTATGACAAGCGCAAGGTATCTGAACGCCGTATTCATTGGTTCACAACTGATGATGTGGAGAACTTATACTTTACGTGCTTAGATGTCTTTAAACGCAAGGACGTAGCCGAGAACATCTTGGTTGCTGCCTATTGTGGTGCTCGGCAAACTGAGATCCTCAAGCTCACCACTCGGGACATTGATTTAGGGAGGCGTCAGTTTCACTTTGGTGGCAGGCCAGATGGTCACGTCACGAAAGCAGGTAATTGGCGTGAGGTACCTATTCACGAGCGGATCTTTGACATTGTTGCAAGACGTTGTCAAGAGAATCCCAGTGGACGCTTGTTCTCTGACTTTAAGTCAGCTAAACAATTGCGGGATCAATACAACCGGGTTCGTGACTATCTTAAGTTTGAATCCTGTTATGTTTACCACTGTTTGCGTCACTCATTTGCTACTTGGCAGAATGATGCCGGGACACCTGTTGTAACTATTCAAGGGTTACTTGGCCACAAACATATTGAATCTACCATGGTGTATACCAAGGTAAGTTCTAAGGCCAAACAGGATGCAATGGATCGGATGGTACCCCAACTTGTGGTACCTGAGCGAGTCATTCAACCGGTAGCTATACCTCCTGTTGATGCTCAATTGTGGGAGCAATTCCTCCAATTCCAAGCGTTTCAACAGTCCCAACAGCTGGCTCGTTTGGAGGCTTTGCAGGCTGTCTAAGAGAGTCGAGTGACCTTGCTAGATTACGGTAGTTCTTGGATTTGGAGGACAAAAGCCGAATCGTCGCTAGACAAAATGGGCTGAGATCGCAGTCCACAACAGGGGGAGCGTGGCGGAATTGGTAGACGCATTCGACTCAAAATCGGTGGGAATCTACGTTCCACTAAAAGATTCGAGCCGGGGGAAACCTCGGCTTTTCTTTTGGCAGTACTGCGTTTGGGTGGATTCCACTAGAGCATCATCTAATGGCGAAGTCTAGTTCGCAATTGGTAACAACGTTCAACTACACACATTGAAACAACCCTATGCCCACACCCGCTCAGATCGATGAGCAAATCGAATTTGAATTAAAAGCTCAAAGCTCAGGCATTCAGCAGCTCCACAGCAACACCCAGAAGCTCCTAGAGCGCAGCTACGGCAGCGCCACGGTATATGGGTGCGCTTCGATCAAAGCCGCCTTGCCAGCCGTTACGAGAATCATTGAGGCGACGCTCAACCGCATCCATGAACGCCACAACGGCAAATGCTTTGCGGAAATTCACCGTTACCTGCATCCCATCGAACCGGTAGCCGCCGCGTCGATTGCCCTAAAGATGGTGTTTGACAAAGTGACCAGTTCCCGGGAGCGCTCCAACGAGCTGGTTGAGGTGGTGGAGGCGATAGGGGCCGCTTTGGAGCAGGAAGCCCAGCTGCGTTGGTACAAAGCCCAAGATCCCGACCTATTGGAACGGATCAAGAAGCGGTACTGGCACAGCAGCTGTGGAGCCCAGCAGAAGGTCACTGTGGCCCGCACGATGATGAATCGCGCTGACTACCAGTGGGACCGTTGGAGCCGACCAGTCAGGGCCAAGTTGGGGGGTTGGTTGCTGGATTGCATTATTCAAGCCACCGACTGGTTTACCCGAGACATCCGCCAACGGGGCAACAAGAAAGTGTCGGTTGTTATTCCAACACCAACATTCATCGCTGTCCGCGACAAGCTGATGACCGATGCGGAGTTATTTAGCCCGCTGGCGTGGCCAATGTTGATTGAACCCAATGATTGGACCAATGAACGTCAAGGGGGATACCTCCTTAATGAGGTAATGCGGGGGCACGATTTGGTTCGTAGGGGCAAGGACGGATGTGTACAGGGAGAGGTGCCCTTGGCCTTTCTCAACCGGTTACAACGCACGGCCTACACATTAAACAACTTTGTTGTGGAAGTGGCAGAAGTGTTGTTGGAGCGGGGCTACAGCGTGGGGAAATTCTTACCCATCGTGGAAATCCCGATGCCGGTCAAACCCGTTGACATTGCGGAGAATGAAGAAGCGCGGCATGCCTACCGGCGAGCTGCTGCAGAAACCATGAACCGGAATGCTGCAGCCTTTCGGCGCAGCTGTCGTACCCGGCTGACGATGAACACCGTAAAACTGTTTAAAGGTCGCGAGCGTTGGTATCTACCAGCGTCGTTTGACACACGAGGACGGTGTTATTTCATCCCAGCCACATTGACACCGCATGACACGGATTTTGGAAAGTCGTTAATCAAGTTTGCTGACCCATCGTTTATGACGGATGAAGCAGAAGGTTGGTTAGCTTTCCATGTAGCAACTTCTTATGGTCTTTCGAAAGCCACCATGGCTGAACGCCAAGAGTGGACCAAAAGCAACCATGAATTGATTGCGCGTGTGGCATCAAATCCACTTGAGCAATTGAGCGAATGGGAAGCTGCTGATGATCCCTGGCAATTTCTCGCTGCTTGTGAGGAGTACAACGCCTGTGTCATTGAATGTTTAAGGCACTGGACCAACTTACCAGTTGGTGTTGATGCAACCTGCTCAGGATTACAGATCTTGGCAGCCATCAGTAGGGATGCCAACACGGCACGATTAGTCAACGTTATTCCATCAAGTCGCCCGCAGGATGCGTACAAAGTGGTGGCGGAGGCAGCCAAGCCAAAGCTACCCGCCCATCTAGCTGCTTTGTTAGATCGGAAGGTGACCAAAAAAGCCACAATGGTTATCCCTTACAACGGGAGCCGTCACGCCATCAGATCGTACATCCGAGAAGCGTTACGAGAAAAAGGTGCTGAATTTACTCCCGATGAACTGACGTTAATTACTAACGCAGTGTGGGGCAGCATGGAGGAAGTTATTCCTGGCGCCATGCGTGTCATGGAATGGATGAAGACAGAGGTTGGTAACGCATTTAAGCGCGGAGCTGATCATCTGGAGTGGGTCACTCCCACGGGCTTCCGTGTCTATCAAGATAGGCGCGTGATTAACTTAAAAACGATCAGGTTACAAATTCTTGGTCGTTGTGAAATAGAAGTGGGTGACGGTTTTAAGGGACCGGACATTGCACGGCACAAGTCATCGACAATGCCAAATGCAATTCATTCACTGGATGCAAGTCTTCTCCAACTTGCATTTCTCAGATTCAATGCACCATTTACTGTGATACATGACTGCGTGTTATGTAGAGCAACTGAGATGGGTGAATTGAACAGAGTTATTAGAGAAACCTTTTACGAGTTATTTGCACACAACAATTTCTTGCAAGATTTTGCGGAAATGCTTGGCGCAGAGACAGAGCCACCAATTATTGGTGACTTAGATCTAAACTCGATCCACGAATCAACCTACTTTTTTTGCTAAACATGGGTACCAAGTACTGCATTAAGGATAAAACCTTCCAACTTGAAGGGTTTCAATCAGCTTTCAAACCTGGTAAGTTTGGAACGTGCAAGATTGATGTCATTGTTGACCAGGCCACCGTGGAGGCTCTAGAAGCAGAGCGTGACGGTTTGATTGAGTGGAAGATTTCCAAGCAATCAGATCCCAGCAAATGGAGTGTTGCTCGCAATACAAAGTGGGTAGAAGTCTCCAAAAACAAATACAAGATCAGCTTCTCATGGAAGCCAGAAGATCGCCCTCCTTTTGTAGATACAGAAGGTACACTTATCACTGAAGAGATTCCTCTTTACAGTGGTAGCAAGGTCAAGATTGCGTTTGACCATTATCCTTACCCAGACAATGTTAACAAGGCAATGAACACTACTTGCAAGCTCACCAAGCTACAAGTAATCAGCTGCAGCAGTGGTGCTGGTGTGGATAGCGGTAGCTCAGATTTTGGAACCACTGATGGTTTCAAGATTGCATCGCCCAATGTTACCCCTACTTCTGAAGTAGACGACAACGACGACTTCTAATGGCATTCCGCTCTGGGTTGGAGGAGAGGGTCGCCGATCTTCTTACTAACCTGGGGGTCAAGTATGAATATGAATCCAAGCGTGTTCCATACACGTTGCGGTGTAACTACACACCGGACTTTCTGCTACCCAATGGGATTTTCTTAGAAACAAAGGGTCAATTGACTACTGAGGATCGACGGAAGATGAAAGCAGTAAAGAAGGATAACCCAGAGTTAGACATTCGATTTGTATTTCAGGCCCCATTTAACAAAATCTCCAAAGGTTCGTCAACAACCTACGCATCTTGGTGCGAAAAAAATGGCTTTCAATGGTGTTCCTACTCTTCCATCCCAATCGAATGGCTGACCTAAAGCTCATTAAGGATCTAGCTACAAGCTTCATCATGGCTCTTGATAAACACTCTTCTTCGCAAGACATTATCGAGGCTATTGAGGAAGCATTGGATGACTACGAGTTCTTAATTAACCACTACAACCTGAAATGAGTTCTAGTGAATTCATAAGGCATGCGCCTTGTCCAAGTTGTGGTTCATCAGATGGCAATAGTTTGTACTCTGATGGCCACACTTTTTGTTTTGTTTGCAACACCCGTACATGGGGTGATGGTGCAGTCCAATCACACAGCAACACAAGAAACACTGTGATCTTACAAGGTGCAGCTGAAAGGCTGAACAAACGTGGACTATCTGAAAAGGTATGCCAACAATACAAAATCTTCCGTGATGGAGACCGCTTGCGTTTCTACTATCACGATGATGGTGGCGTATTGAAGGGATGCAAGATCAAATCAAAAGACAAAACATTCAGCTATGAAGGAGCGACAGCAGGGACCTTCTTTGGACAACATCTCTTTCCCGCAACAGGAAAGCGCGTGGTCATCACTGAAGGGGAACTCGATGCAGCTTCGTGTCAAGAGGCTATGCCGGGGTGGCCGATGGTATCTCTACCTAGCGGTGCCGCATCGGCAAGAAAAGCGGTCCAACGGAATCTCGAATGGTTACAGGGCTATGCAGAGATTGTCCTGTTTTTCGACGCAGACGATGTTGGCCGTGAGGCATCGGAGAAAGCGGCTGGGGTCCTACCACCTGGCAAAACAAAGATTGCTTCAATCTGCAGCCCATACAAGGATGCATCAGATGCCCTTCAAGCAAATGACGCTGAGGCGATTCGTCGCGCTATTTGGGACGCAAAACCCTTCCGTCCAGATGGAATCATTGACGGCAAATCGCTTCTTGAAGTAGTAACCACACCAAACCCACCGTGTGCTTATCACTATCCATACCAAGGTTTACAAAAGAAACTTCATGGCATCAGATTCGGCGAACTCATTTGCCTCACCAGCGGATCCGGTTTGGGAAAATCGTCCTTCTGTAGAGAGCTTGCAACTCATCTACTTGAAAAAGGAGAACGAGTTGGATACTTGGCTTTGGAGGAATCCAACAGACGTACAGCTCTTGGACTGATGTCCTCTGCAGTCGGCAAGTCTCTTCACATTGGTGAGCATGACCGGCAAACACTGACTGATGCGTATAACGCAACACTGGCAAACTGGAACTTGTTTTTGTTTGATGGGTTTGGCTCTTATGAACCAGACCTGATTTATAACAGGATTGAGTATCTAGCTGCAGGGCTCGACACAAAGATCATCTTTTTGGATCACTTAAGCATTCTATTAAGTGGACTTGATGGAGATGAGCGTCGCATGCTGGACGTTACGATGACAAAATTGAGATCACTTGTGGAACGACTTGGAATAACATTATTCCTTGTGTCTCACCTTAAACGTACCTCTAGTGATACTAATCACGAAGAGGGGGCACGTGTAACATTGGGTCAACTTCGAGGTAGTGCGGCCATCGCACAATTGAGCGATTCTGTTATAGGTCTAGAACGCAATCAGCAGACAAACAGTGCCACAACTGTCCGTGTCCTGAAGAACAGATTCTCTGGTGAAGTTGGTATTGCTTGTGAACTGACATATGACCTTGCATCTTGCAAATTCACTGAACATGCACCTAAAGATGAACCAAAATCAAACCCGGACTTCTAATTATGAAGACCGTCTTAACCGTCCGAATCCAGCTTCACAAGCTGCTGTGCTCCGAGCACAACCATTTAGGGCTGACACTGTGAAAAAGATGGAAGCCATCATCAAAGATCCTTCGTATCAGATTACAGAATGAACCTGCTGTTTGACATTGAGACAGACGGCCTTTACAAAACAGTTACCCAAATTCATTGTGTTGCTATCAAAGACCTTGGTACCTCTGAGATTCATGTCTTTAATGATGTGGGCTCTCAACCGCCAATATCTCGCGCTATTGCGATGCTGGAAGAGGCTACAACGATCATTGCCCACAACGGGATTAACTTTGATATCCCGGTGATCCAAAAGTTCTACCCGTGGTTTACACCACCGAGGTGTCTGGACACACTATTGTTGTCTCGGCTTTACCACCCAGACCGCATGATACTAGATAAAAAGTTAAATCTAGCTGGCTACATAAAGGATATGCCACAAATCCTGTATGGACGGCACTCACTTGAAGCTTACGGTTGGCGGTTAGGCGAACACAAAGGTACGTTTTCTAAACAAACCGACTGGAAAGATTGGTCCCAAGAAATGGAGGACTACATGGTTCAAGACGTTCAAGTCACTCACAAACTATGGAAACATTTCCACAAATACCTGAATGGGTAGAAATGGAGCACAAAGTCCAACAAATTCTTACTGAACAGGAGCTTCATGGATGGTATTTCGACGAACGATCCGCTTATGAGTTGGAATCGGAACTTCGATCTACACTTGAATCGTTGTCGAGAACTCTCAGAGAAAGACATCCTTTCGTTGCGGGAAGCGAGTTTACTCCTCGTCGCGCTAACAAGACCCAAGGATATTTCAATGGATGCACTTTTACGCGCCTCAAGGATTTTAACCCGACCAGTAGAGACCACATCGCCTGGATACTCAGCAAGTTAGTTGATGCGGACATGAAGCCGGTATACGGCTGGGAACCAAAACAACTAACTGATACTGGTAAGGCAGTTATTGATGAAGTAGTTCTGAAGGAAATTGGTACACCGATTGCTCTTGACTTCTTCAAGATGTTGGAGCTTACAAAGCAGTTGGGAATGTTGTCTGAGGGTGTAAATGCTTGGCAAAAGCTAAGCATAAACAACCGTATACATCACCACTGTTCTGTAGCTACAAATACATACAGATGCGCCCACCGAAACCCAAATCTTGCACAGACACCTGCTGATGAGCGATTCAGACGATTATTTAAGCCCACTCCAGGACTATGCATGGTTGGGGCGGATCTTAGCGGCATCGAACTCAGGATGTTCGCGCATTACCTTGCTAGGTATGACGGTGGAAGCTATGGCAAAATCTTGCTTAATGGCGATATCCACCAAGTCAATGCCGACCGGGTTGGCGTTAGTAGGTCTGATTGCAAACGGATCCAGTACGCCATTCTATATGGAGCAGGAAACGAAAAGATTGGACTCACATACGATCCTCAGCTTTCACCTGAAACAGCCAAAAGGAAGGGCGCAAAACTACGCAAAGCTTTTCTTGATGCAGTGGAAGGTCTTCAAGACCTTGTTATTGCCCTCAAGGCTAAAGTTCAAGCGGAAGGCTACATCAATTCTATTGACGGAAGGAGTGTTCCTGTCGATGGACCTCACAAATCACTGAACTACCTACTTCAGTCTGGAGCCGGTATTGTGGCGCGTCGTTGGTTATTACTAGCCAACGATGAAATTAAAAAACAAAATATTGACGCTCATCAATTGGCATTTGTACATGATGAGTTGCAGTTTGAAGTATCCCCGGCGCAAGCCAACGACCTAATGCAGATTCTTGAGCACACAGCTCGCCTTGCTGGAGAGTTCTACAACCTCCGAGTGCCAATTGCAGCAGAAGCAACCCAAGGTTCGTCCTGGGCTGACACTCACTGATAAGAGCCGTCTAGGAGATATCACCGAGCACGTGGTGATTACAGAAGCACTTAAACGTGGCGCTGAAGTATACAAAAACTGCTCGTGTACTGGGAGCACAGATCTCATTATTGAACACAAAGGACGTGTTCTTCAGGTGGATGTGAAAACTGAAAAAATGGACTTGGAAACAGGTAACTGGAAGTCTGTTGGTGTTGCTCGTGCGAAAAAACCACGAGTAATTGTAAATCCCGAGACATGGAAGTGTCGGTGGGTTAGAGGCAAAACACCCCCTGGTTGGGAAACATTCTGGAACTAATTAATGGCAACCAAGGCTAAATCTGGACTAACACGTAAGACATTTATGTCACGTGCGAAATTTAAACACACAAGACAGGGTAATGGCCTTAGATCACTTGCTAAACCAGGTAAAAAACTACGCAGAGGTCAAGGTAAATGAGTCTTCTAATTGATGCTGACTACCTGGCATACAAGACCTGCGCGGCATGTGAAGACGAGACTGACTTCGGTCACGATGTAATCATTGTCACCAGTCGATTCTCAGAAGTGTTATTGATGTTTAAGCGTGAGCTTGAAAACATCTGCAATCGTATTGGTCATTATGATGACATTACGTTGTTTTTTAGCAGCTCAACAAATTTTAGGAAGAAAATTTATCCTGATTACAAGGGTCACCGAAATCGCAAGAAACCCTGTGGTTACAAGAGACTACTAAATTGGTGTGGGGACAACTATCCAACCATCATCATTGATGACCTAGAAGCAGATGATGCTTTAGGCATCTTTGCGACTGATCCAGTAGAAGCTGCTGCTGGTCACATACTCTGTAGTCCTGATAAGGACATGCGTCAAATCCCTGGTCTTCTCTATGACCTAACAAATCCTGTGACTGAAATCACCAAGGAAGAGGGGGATCTTTGGCATTACATACAGACGATGAGTGGTGACCAAACAGATGGTTACGCGGGAGCCCCTGGCATTGGCATTAAACGTGCCAACGCAATACTTGAAAAGAACGGGTTCAGCTGGCAGACAGTTGTCGATGTATTTGTTGATAGAGAGATGACTGAAGATGAGGCTTTACTTAATGCACGCCTAGCAAAGATCCTTCAATTCACTGATTTTGATCATGAGTCAAACACCCCAATCCTTTGGCAACCTCCCACCACCAGTGATGGAATTGACAATAGAGCAGCAGTTCAAGTTGCGGCGAATTGATGATCTTCTTCCAGGAGCATCCAAGGAAGACATTATAACTGTGTTCAAAGCATTGCAACATCAGAACTTTGTCCTATCAAACACTGTATCCAACCTTGTTAAACAATGGCCAACTCACCCTCCTATTACAAAAGAGGTACCATAGAAGTATGGGACTTCATTAGAGATCAACAACTAAATTATCATCTAGGCAACGCAGTAAAATATATCTGCCGCTTAGGTCATAAAGATGATGCACTTAAAGACATTGACAAAGCCATCCACTACCTTGAAAACGAACGTGAGTTTCTACGAGACCGCCGCAGCCGAATTCAGAAAAACATACAAGCTGCCGCAGAGTTTGACGACTACCTCTTTGAGTCTGCAACAGACTTTGATCGATGAGGAACATCTAGAACTGGCGCATGCTTACTTGGATCTAAAAGAAGACATTACAAACAAACGCGCTCGGGAGCACATGCTCAAAGAGCTCACTGATCTTGTATATGTCTGTCATCAAATGGCAGCAGCATTTGAATGGGATCTAGATGTTGCCTATGCAAGGGTGCATGGAAGCAACATGAGCAAGTTAGATGACAATGGAGAACCAATATATCGTGAGGACGGAAAGATACTTAAGTCAAATAACTTTTATCTACCATCATTGATTGACCTTGTTTAATTAACTGTGAATAAAGAACTAATTGCTCGCACCGGTCGGGTGCAATCATGGATTGATGATCCTAATGCAAGACTTCCTGTTAGCTGCACAGTCTTTGTAGTTGAAGATTCTATGAGTGAGGGTCCAGATTGTATTGAGGCAAGCTGGCGCTTTGCCAGTCACGCCCTGCGGTATGGAGCTGGGTGTGCAATTCACCTTAGCAAGCTTCGCCCTAGGGGAGCTGAAAACAGTGAAGGACTAGTAGCGTCTGGACCTGTGTCCTTTGCAAAGATCTATTCAACGCTCAACGAGATCCTCCGCAGAGGTGGAGTATGGAAAAATGGAGCTATTGTATGTCATCTTGATATCAATCACCCTGATATCATTGAGTTTGTCACTGCTAGCCGGGCTGATCTACCTTGGGTTAAACGTTGTGTCAACCTTACTACTCATAAGTGGGGTGAAGCAACTCAAGAAGTGAAAGATGCAGTACTGGCAGGCATCGCACGGGGTGACATCTGGCTGAACAAATCCAAAGTAGACAAAGATGGAAAACGAATCTACGGGAACGTATGCCTTGAAGTGTACCTGCCCTCACGCGGTACATGCCTACTTCAACACGTCAACCTTGGTGCCTGTGACATTGGAGACATTGAACCAGCCTTTGTGCAAGGAATGTCTGAACTCATCGCACTCCATGGAAAGACTGGTGTCGGAGAAAGTGGCGAATACCTTAGTCCAGAAGTGGATCGCCAAGTGGGGCTAGGAATGCTTGGTCTTGCCAACCTACTGGCACGACACGGTGTTACCTATCAAGCCTTTGGGGAAGCCCTTGAGGATCTACGTGGAAATGAACCATATGAACGGACAGCGGCACATGTTATCGCTATTAAATTACAACGTGGAATTGAAGCTGCTGCAGAGGTGGCTCGTTATAACGGGATGGTACGTGCATTTGCAATCGCTCCTACCGCTTCATGTTCGTACCGCTACACCGACTTACTGGGCTTCACAACAACGCCAGAAATTGCTCCCCCGATCTCTCGGCAAGTGGATCGCGATAGCGCCACTTTTGGGGTTCAGTCTTTCGACTACGGCAATGTGGAGATTGCCAGTGAGGTAGGTTGGGATAATTATAGAAAAGTATCTAACGGTATTGTTAGGTTACTTGACAATACGGGACTTCTTCATGGGTACTCATTCAATAGTTGGTCCGATGTGGTCACCTATAACGAGGAGTTTATCGAAGAGTGGCTTGCGTCACCGCAAACCTCCCTTTATTATTCTCTCCAAGTTATGGGTGATACTCAGGATAAATCAGATGTCTATGCGGCGCTGAAGGATGCTGATATCGATGCGTACTTGGGGGACATTTTAAACGAACCTCCAATTACTTGTGATTGCGGCGAATGAACCCTTATCAAAAACTACTTAATAGAAAGCGTACCTGGACACCAGTTCAAACATCAGCTGGTCAATTGGTGGAGGGTGCAGAAGAAACAATCTTCCGTGCCATGGCAATGCGCCACATGGAGCTACCCGTTGGCGACTTTATTAAAGACTCTCTAGATGAAATTCCAGACCTATCGCGGGACCTACTGCGATCCAATATCACAGACGAAGAGAACCACGATGTGGCTCTCGGTTACATCACCAACGCTCTTGGGATGGATGAAAAAGCTGAGGCGGAAGCAAAGCGAATTAGAGATGCGTGGACGGCGCATCCAGATCACACGGTCCTCAAAGCAATGGTGGCCGAGCGTGCAATCTTCTTCGTATTACTCCCATTCTTCCGCTTTAATGGTGACGCTGGCTTACGAACGGTAAGTGCCGATATAAGTCGTGATGAACAGATCCACGTTGCCGCTAATTCTTTGGTCTGCCGTGAGTTGGGCCTTGTGGTCTCTCCAAGTCTTGACAAATTGAGAAAGGCTACCATTAATTGGGTGATGCAACCGTTAGGCAAGTCTACCAATAGATATTTGGACAAAAAATTTTGGCTGGATCAGAGTGACTCTTTGATGTATTCAGGTAAGGCAGAAGGTCTTCTTGAAACAAAGCGGTCACGGATGCCAGCATTCTTTGAGCATAACAATGTTGACCTCCCTCAGTACGCTTGAACTTGGACTCACTGTTGACAAGCTTCTTTCAATATTGGAAGATACTTTTCCACCAGTGAAAGCAAGCCCAACGGATAGGATTGAAAACATTATGTACCACTCTGGTCAAAGGAGTGTGGTCGAGTACATCAAACAACTAATTGAGGAAGAATAATGGCACAGCTAAGCGCAAAGCAAGCTGAAAAACTAAAGAATGTAGTCACAAATTCAAAGTCAACAAATACGTTATCCATTGCCAACAATAAAAGCACAACGGCACAAGAACCTAAATCAAACTTATCCCCAGTTTCAAATCTGACGATAGGTCAAACGAAAGCTGCATCAGGCCAAGGTCCGCTGGCTCCGATATCTTCGGGGACTACAAGCAGCCCTAGTATGAGCATTGGTGGTGCTAACACAAACACATCATCAAGTACGGCTGCAAGTACCAATCCAATTTATACAAGACCTCCAGGACCACCTGAAGGTTACACTGGACGTACTGATATTACTTCGTTCCGTGGTGACGAAGTGAAGCAGCTGGATAAGATGCTAAATATGTTTTACAGTGGCAATGAAAAACAAGTTGCTAGAGCTACAAAAGATTTAACAAAGTTTAGTGTACGGATGGTTGGTGGTCCCGGTAATGAACGTAGTTTCTTACCCGGTTCATACGAAGACATTATTGGATATGCCACCGGTTCAAAGCGAAACACAAAAGGTAGTATGGATAATACTTATTACCCAGTGTTTGGTAAAAAGCCTGCACCAACATTTAGCCCATCTGAAGAGACTGGAATGGTTGGAACTGGCGTAACACCTGAGGCATTGCCTGTGCCTGAAGCAGTAACTCCGGATCCACCAACTTTTCCAGAATTCAATTTCACAATGCCTGATCCTGTGATGCAAGTCAACAGTGGAGCAGCGATTGCTGGTAATGCAACCGGCTTTAAACGTAAGGAATCAAAGGCAAAGAGTTCCGGGCGTACGAACAAAGGTACATCACAACTACGAATAAATCCCACAATGGGATCAAGTTCACTTGGTATTAATTTAGGTACATAACATGTCTGCTAAAACTAGGTATGACGCACTCACGCGACACCGTGCCCAGTTTCTTGACGTAGCTGTGCAATGCTCAAAGCTTACTCTTCCGTATCTTATACAAGAAGATGAGTATTCAAGCAGGAACACTTGGCGGAAACTTATCACACCTTGGCAAAGCGTTGGCGCAAAGGGTGTAGTAACACTGGCATCAAAGTTGATGTTGGCTCTGCTACCTCCTCAGACCAGTTTCTTTAAACTACAGGTGAATGATTCAAAGCTTGGAATTGATCTTCCTGCTGAAGCTAAATCTGAATTGGATCTTAGTTTTGCAAAGCTTGAGCGTATGGTGATGGATTCGATTGCTGCTAGCAGTGATCGGGTTGTTGTTCATCAAGCACTGAAGCACCTTGTAGTAGGTGGTAACGCACTAATCTACATGGGTAAAGATGGTCTTAAACTTTATCCGCTTAATCGCTATGTCATAGAACGAGATGGAAACGGTAACGTATTAGAGATCGTCACAAAAGAATTGGTTAACCGTAAGCTAATTGCTGGGTTTATTGATGAACCGGTTCCAAATGCTGTTGGTGATGACGGTTCTTCAACAGACGAAGACATAGAGGTGTACACACATGTACGACGAGACAACAATCGTTGGATGTGGCACCAAGAAGCTTTGAACAAAATCATACCAAACTCCATTGGTAAATCACCAATTGATGCTAGTCCGTGGCTAGTATTGAGGTTTAATACTGTTGATGGTGAAAGTTTTGGACGCGGTCGCGTAGAGGAGTTTCTTGGGGATCTTCGCTCACTAGAAGCTCTAATGCAAGCCCTTGTAGAGGGTAGTGCTGCTGCTGCCAAGGTTCTATTTTTGGTATCCCCTAGTAGCACCACAAAGCCACAAACAATTGCACAAGCTGGTAATGGCGCCATCGTCCAAGGAAGGCCTGACGACGTTGGTGTAATTCAAGTAGGTAAGACAGCAGATTTCAGAACTGCCTATGAAATGGCAGCCACACTTGAGCGACGTATTAGCGAAGCAATGTTGGTCATGAATGTCCGACAGAGTGAACGAACAACTGCTGAAGAAGTAAGAATGTCTCAGATGGAATTGGAATCACAATTGGGTGGCCTGTTCTCTCTGCTGACTGTTGAGTTCCTGATTCCTTACTTGAACCGTAAACTCAATGTGATGCAACGTACTGGTGAATTACAACGGCTACCAAAGAATCTTGTAAGGCCGACAATTGTTGCAGGTATTAATGCACTTGGTCGTGGTCAAGATCGCGAAAGTCTCACAGGGTTCCTGACGACTATTGCACAAACTCTTGGACCTGAATCGTTGATGAAGAACCTAAATCAAGATGAAGCGATTAAACGCCTCGCAGCATCTCAAGGTATTGATGTTCTTAATCTCATCAAGACACAGGAGCAACAACAAGGGGATATGCAGCAGCAAATGGCTATGCAAAAACAGCTGTCCTTGATTGGTCAGACTGCAGCTCTTGCTAAGGCTCCGATCTTTGATCCAAGTAAAAATCCAAACGCTCAAGAACAACTATTTAATGGACAAACAGCAGGCCAGCCGCCCACAACGGGTCAAGAACAAGCCGCTCCCCCCGGTTAGTAATCCACTAACTGAGGCGGATAGGGAAGCGTTCACAGAAAACAGATACGCACGTCGTACACAACTAATTGGCAAACCTACAATTGGTATTCCTAATAAGGTTGAGACGGTAGGTCTAGGCAAACTAAAAGTAGAAACATTTAATGGCATTCAATCTGACGTATGATCCTAGTGATGATCCGACTGCACTCGCAGAATCGGAAGCTAGGGATCAAGAAAACTACGCAATAGGTGAAAAATTAGAACAAGCTCAAGAGCAGCTTCTTGCTGGGAAATACCGCGATGCTGAAGAGCTGGAACAAGCCTACATTGAACTACAACGTAAGTTAGGGGATCGTTCATCTACTGATGGAGCTGAGCCTGAAGAAGAACCCTCTGAAGAAGAGCGTGAGGTGGAAGTCGAGGATGATGAAACTGTTGACTATTCACCAATCACTCGTCTAATTGAGGAGTCAAGTAGCGGAGAGTTTTCACAAGAAACTGTTGATGCTTTTGAACAAATGTCAGGAGCAGAAGTAGGCGACATGGTGCTTGCTTATGTGCAAGACAATCCAAAAACTGCAGAGAACTATGAGATGACCTCTCAAGACATCTCAGAGATGAAAGCAGTTGTTGGGGGTGACCAGCAATACGATCAAATGATTGGCTGGGCTGCTCAAAACATGTCCCCTGAGGAAATTCAAGTTTTTGATTCTGTCATTGAAAAGGGTGATCCTCAATCCATTTACTTTGCAGTACAAGCTTTGAACTATCGATATCAAGATGCAGTTGGATATGAAGGTCGTATGCTGACTGGCAATGCGGCCAAGAGCCAAGACATTTATCGTAGTCAAGCTGAGCTTGTTCGAGATATGAGTGATCCTCGATATGAAAAGGATCCTGCCTATCGTTATGACGTTCAAGAAAAGGTTGGGCGGTCTAACCTGCAATTTTAAATAAAAGGAAGGTGTAGATGAGTAAGCAATATAAAAGTTCTTCGCCTTAAACTCATGCTATTGACACTAACACTTGCTTCATTTGCTTCATGGTATGGCTTCCCTTATCACGGTAGAAAAACCGCATCGGGAGAAGTCTACAATCAAAACGCTTTGACAGCTGCACACCGAACGCTTCCATTTGGAACCAAAGTGAAGGTATGTAGCAATCAAACAAAGAAATGTGTAACAGTTCGAATTAATGATCGCGGACCATTTAACTATGACCGGGAAATTGATTTAAGTCGTGCTGCAGCAGATACCATAGGCATCCGTAGTTCGGGTGTTGGTCAAGTAACTATTACTCCTACAAGAAAATGAAAGCTTACGATCCTAAAGTCTCTTCAGTTACAGTAAAGTATGTAACTCCCACATCAACAGCACCTGCATTTAGGTCTGCTTATAATCAAACCCTTACCAACCTTTCACCGTTTGGAACAAAAGTCCAAGCTGGTGGAGCTGCCTGGGTCTAATCATGAAAGGAAAAGGCGGCAAAGGTGGTGGCGGCAAGAAAGGCTGCTGATTGGATTGGGCGCACCTCAGAGTAGGACGCCCTTTTCTTTTGGCTATTGGCCCTCCAAGGAGGACACCCTTTAGTCAGTGACAGTCTGGAGAGACAGACAAACTATAAAATGATTAATGAATGCTCGTGTCTATTACCGAGAATTCCTAAGTACTTAGGGAGAACGTAAACAACTCTCTCTTTTCTAACAATGCCTTCTTACGCAGACGCTACCCAATCAGTATTGGGTACACTTAACAAGGCTGTTGCTGACACCAGTGGCAGTCGTGCATATGATACCAAGTACGCTACTTATTTGAAACTCTTCTCTGGAGAGCTGTTCAAAGCGTATGAAGCTGCGACAATCGCTCGCGATACTATTCAACGTCGCACCCTGAAGAACGGTAAGAGTCTTCAGTTCATCTTTACCGGTCGTATGACCGCTGGTTACCATACTCCTGGCACACCTATTTTGGGATCTGGTGATCCACCAGTGGCTGAGAAGACAATCGTTTGTGACGATCTTCTCGTCAGTTCTGCATTCGTGTATGACCTGGATGAAACCCTTGCTCATTATAGCCTCCGTGGTGAGATCTCTAAGAAGATCGGCTACGCTTTGGCTGAAGCTTATGACAAGAAGATCTTCCGTCAGATTGCAAAAGCTGCTCGTGAAGCGCATCCCATCACAGCCGCTCCTGGTCCTGAGCCCGGCGGTTCGATCATCAAACTTGGTACTGGCAAACAGTACGATGCACAGGCTTTGGTGGATGGCTTCTTCGAAGCTGCCTCCATTCTTGACGAGAAGAATGTGCCCAAAGATGGCCGTGTTGCTGTCCTCAGCCCACGTCAATATTACGCACTTATTTCTCAGGTTGATACCAACATTCTCTACCGTGAATTTGGTAACACGCAGGGTTCTATGAACTCTGGTGACGGCCTGTATGAAATTGCTGGTATCTCCATCAAGCGTTCCAACAACCTGCCTTTCATGGCTGGTAGTGTTGCTGCTGTGACTGGCGAGAACAATGATTACTCTGGTGATTTCACCTACCACTGCGGTCTTATCTACCAGAAAGATGCAGCTGGTGTTGTTGAAGCTATCGGCCCCCAAGTTCAAACCACTTCAGGTGATGTGTCCGTTTTGTATCAAGGAGATGTCATATTGGGGAGGCTCGCTATGGGCTGTGGCACTCTTAATCCTGCCGCTGCTATTGAGCTGCAGGCAACCACCTGAGGTAACCCCTAATGGCTACCCGTCAAAAGATTTCGGGGCTCTACAAGTCCTCGATTGCTAGTGAGACGTGGTATCCCAAACCTCCGATTGAATACAGTCGTGCTGGTGGCAAAGTTGCTTCTATTACTCTTACAGGTAATGGCGGTTCCGGTGCCACAACTATGACTAATAAAGCTACTACTTCGGATGGAAGGGGTACAGGTCTAACTGTTAATCTGACTGCTGGTTCTGGTGTTGTCACAGCAGTTGCCGTTGGCAATGCTACTGGCACCGGTTACAGGATTGGTGATCAGATCACTATTTCCACTGCTGTTGCTGGTACTGCTTCTGCTGTAACTGGCACAGTAGCTAGCCTCTCGTACTGATCATGGCCGTTTCTAACTCTATTGGGGTTTGCACCACTGATGCCCAGCGCATCTCTGTTGCCAAAACTCAACGCCGCTTCGGCGGCTCTGCTATTGCTGACTCCGCTGTTAAGTCTGTGACTAAAGGTCTCCGTCTTGCATACCCCAGCGTTGAGTGCAATATCACCGACGTTTAATTAGTTAACACGGGGATCTTTTGTGGTCCCCTTTTTCATTATAAGTGATATGACGCTTCCTACTTCTTTAGTTGCCACCGAACTGGCTGCCGTAAATTCTATACTCGGAGCGGTAGGACAGGCTCCTGTCACTACCATCGATAAGATTAACCCAGATGTTGCTATTGCATATGACACGTTAACCGACATGAGTCGGGAAATTCAGGGTGAGGGTTGGTCCTTTAATAAAGAGCTTGAATATCCGTTTAACGCTGATACGAATGGAAATATTTTAGTACCACTAAATGTCTTGTCAATAAGCCTTAGTGATATATATGAAAATAGTGGGGCCGATGTGACCGTCAGAAATGGTATGCTTTATAACAAGACAACGCACACCTATACCTGGGACACAGACCGAACGGTTAAGTGTGATGTGGTTTGGTACTTAGAATTTAGTGATCTTCCTCAAGCTGCACGCGATTATATTGTCGCAAGGGCAAGTAGCTTTGTTGCCATCAAGGTGATTGGTGACCCAAACATTCAACAAATGCTGGGTCAACGTGAAGTTTATGCAAGAGCTGCATTGATTGAATCAGACTGTAATCAGGGTAACTATTCTATCTTTGGGTTCCCTAACGGAAGTAATTACTATAACTCATATCAACCCTATAGAACTTTAGCACGCTGATATGACTGCAATCTCTCAACGGATTTCTAATTTCCTTTTAGGTGTATCTCAACAAACAGACGATCAGAAACGTCCGGGACAGGTACGTGAATTAATCAACGGCTATCCTGACCCAACGTTTGGCCTAATTAAGCGTCCAGGTACAAAGTTTGTAGCAGAGTTAAAAGACTCTACTGGAGCTGTAATTACACCAGCTACAATTTCTGGTGCAAAATTTTTTACCATATATCGGGATAATCAGGAGAAGTACCTGGTAGCACTGATTACCGGTCAAACAAATTCAGCTAACAACAGCGTCAAGGTTTGGAAATTAACAGATGGTTCACCAGTCACGGTTAACTATGGTACCAATGCCAAGTTGTACCTTACCAATACAAAGGTAGACTATCAAGCACTGACCGTCAATGACTATACATTCATTACAAATACAAAGAAGACTGTTACAGCATTAGCTGCACCATCATTTACGTATGGCAAGTCAGCAACGATTCGAGTACTGAACGTAGAATACAGTGCTCAATACAAGGTAACTGTCAATGGACAAGTAGCTTCAACCATAACCAAAAACAGTGATACACCTGGAAGTACACCTGAGCGTATACTTAACTACGAAGACATCCTTGATGCACTAAAGACAGCTATTGATGGAAAGTCAATCAGTGGTCTTACCGTAACAAAAGTTGGTAGTGCTTTAGAACTCAGCTGCACAAGCCCGTTCACAATTGATGTGATTGGTGGTCGTGGCGGTGATGCCCTTTCAGTGTTTCAAGATACTGTTGACAACATAAGCCGTCTACCGCAGAAAAGCGTTAGTGGTCGGATAGTCAAGATTGCTAATACAAATGCAAACCAAGATGACTATTACGTTAAATACGTAGCAGACTCTGCTGGTAATGGGTATTGGGAAGAGACCATTGCTCCATTTGTCAGCCCCGGTCTAGACACTGCGACAATGCCCCACCAACTGGTTAGGGAGGCAAACGGTACTTTCACATTTAAACAGTCTGAGTGGGAGCCCAGGCTAGTTGGAGACCTTACAAGCAACCCTGATCCATCTTTTGTTGGAGAGACCATTACACAGGTCTTCTTTTATAACAATAGATTTGGCATGCTGTCATCTGACAACATTGTACTGAGTCAGTCAGGAGACTTCTTTAACTTCTTCAGCCAGTCAGGTCTTACCTCCATTGCGTCTGATCCGGTGGACATCAGTTGTTCCTCTGTGAGACCGGCAGTACTTACAGCAGTTGTACCTGTAGCACAGGGTCTTGTACTTTTTAGCAGAAGTCAACAGTTCCTAGTAACAGCAGACAACGGAATACTTACACCACAAACCACTTCCATTAAGAGTATCTCTAACTATGAGATGGATACCTCTAATATGCCAGTGGACATGGGTACAACGATTAGCTTCATATCAAAGATCTCATCCTATACAAGAGTCTTTGAAATGGAAACACGTGGACAAGAATATAGTCCTGTTGTTGTTGATATATCTAGAGGGGTTCCAGAATGGATACCTAGCACGATTGATCAGGTAGTAAGCAGTCCACAAAACAGTTTGTTGTCTCTTGGATCTTCATCAAGTAATACCTTATATTTATTCAGGTTCTACTTTAATGGGGAGTCGCGGGAGATTCAATCTTGGTTTAAATGGCAGCTACCAGGCATAGTCTTACACCACTCTGTCTTTGAGGACATCATGTGGTCTGTGACGCAACAAGCAAATGCAATTGTTTTACAACGGATTGACCTAATTCAAAGTCCTGATAGCTCAACCATTCAGAGCAAGGAAGGGGTTAATGTTGATCCGCGTCTTGACCTGTGGACGTTGAATCCTACAAGGTCGTACAATTCAACCACAAAAATTTCCAAGGTTTATCTGCCATACAAGCATGATCCAAGTCTGAACATTTGTTTGGTGATTGGTAATAAGATTACCCAGGGATCAACTTTCCTTGATATTGGTCAAATTCAACTACCAACAACTGTAAGCCAAGATGGTGGTGGGTACTACGTATCCATTAATGATATTGATCTTACCAATTCTGAAATTATTCTTGGATACACATTCTTAATGGATGTATTCCTACCTGCAATTTATGCAAGGCTCAGCAGTGATGACACACTCACTGATTACACAGGGTCCCTTGTAATATCACGAATAAAAATTAGTACAGGTCTGGGGGGTGAACTGAATTTCCTTATTCAAGCAAGAGGTCGCGAAGATTGGCAAGATCTATTGGCAGTGACAGATGCTAATACATATGTAGCTAATGATGTTCCGCTTGTTGATTCACGAATTCACACAATTCCGCTGCACCAAAAACCATCTAACATGAAAATCAAGATCCAGGCATCTGGACCATTCCCTGTCAGCCTTTTATCAATGGTATGGGAAGGTCAGTATTCTGGACGCTTCTATACAAGGAAATAAAGTATGGCATTTATCATTGATGATCTGATAGCAGGTAATGCTGCTAAGAAAAATGAGAAGGCTCAAATCCTTGAAAAGTTCTGGGCTGATACTGAGCAATATAACTTTGCGTGGGATGAACAACTAAAGAATTATGAGTATACTCTTGGTCAGATTCAACAGAATAGGGCCAATGAAGCAACCCTTGCAAACTTCCAAGATGCCACAAACATTAGTAAATACAGTAATGATTTAAAGATCCGGGAGTATGAGTACGGGAATGCACTTAAGCAGTTTAATGAATCAGAAAGAATCTTCAATAAACAGATTGGATTTAACCAACAAGCTGCTCAACGTGCAATGAGTTCAGAAAACCAAAAGCTGCAAGAGACATTCATGTCTTCAGCATTTGAGCACCAGGACATGTTGGTGCAAATGATGCAAGAAGAAGGGATGATGCAAGCTAGAGGTGTTTCTGGTAAGTCAGCCGGGAAGATGCTCCAAGGAGCACTTGCACAGTTTGGTAGAAATCAATCCGTCATGGCTGAAAGCCTAGTTAGTGCTGATAGGAGCAATCGCAAAGCATTAGACAAGATAGGCATGGATCAGTATCAAGCAAACATTGGTGCAGAGGCGAATCGGATGCTGCCACCAACAATGGCACCAGCACCAGTTAAACCATTTGCTACCCCGCGTTCTGTGCTACTTGATCCACGCAAACCTGTTAAGGGTCCACCGCCCCGTAAGGGGATCCCCACAGTAACTAACGGGTCGATTGCTGCAAGTGTGGTAGGTAGTGCTGCGAACCTGGCGTTAAGTATTGCAGGTCTTGCAAAACAGTAGACAAAAAAGTAACACAAACAACTATCGGAGCTAATTAATGGATCCGCTAAAATTCCGTGGGTACGCCCAAAGTGATGGCTTTGATCCTATAAAAGTTCCTGACACAGTATCACGTATTGCAAATGAAGGTCAGAATGTTCTACGGGGCATGCGTGACAATGCAAACCAAGAGGTACAAGTCAGGAACCAATTTCAGCAAGGTCTAGAGCGCAAATTCAACGTTGAAAGTGCAAACCGACAACAAGTGTTTGACTTTGAACGTTCATCTAGGATGCTTGCTCAGAAGGATGTTGAACGTAATCAACAGACTAAACTACAAAATCTTCAAACCAGTAATCAGGGTTTAACAGAGCAGCAGTTTGCTCAAGTAACTGCATTATCAGGTCTATCAAAAGCACTCACATCTCTTGTTGTTGACCAGGTCAAACGTAAACAAGAAGAACAAGTACTAATTGGTAAGAACGTAGTATTTGAATCCAACGTACCGATTGATGTTCTTCAACGGTATAAGGAGGCAAAAAATCAACTCAAAAAAGCAGACACATCCGTTCAACTCATTGCTAACAAGCTTGAGTTTGAAGGCTACTCCATTGAAACTCTTGAAAGGCTACGCTCTTTATCAGGTAAAGCTTGGTACGGGGCAGCGGCTGCTTATGCGCAGATGGGTGCTGATAATTACCCAATGTTCCGAGCCCAGGTATCTGATGTTCCCATTCCTTATCAGGGGGGGGAAATCACACTTGGCACCGCAAAATCAAAAGATGAGTGGGAGTTTGCCAATACTTATGTAAGAACACAATTCATCAAACAATACCAAGGAATTAATGATGCTCTGTTAGATGAGCACCTATTTCCGAGGATGCGTAGTGCTGAGCAGACAGAGCGTGTTGCATACAGTGAAGGTATCATCAAGTCTAAGAAAGCTGCGTATAAAGATAGCCAACTTGAAGAGCTTCGCACAAACCTTAAAGGATCTAGTAACGCTGGTCAAACAATCCTTGAAACCATCAAAAACAAAGCTGGTTACAATGAAGAAACTGGTGCTGGTGCAGAGTTTCTAGGGGCTAAGCGTGATGAGGTCTTTGGAAACCTTGTTGAACTTGCAAAGGCTGGTGAGTTCAAAGGGCCTCAACTAGATGAGCTACTTAAGTTTCAGTATAGACACAACGATGGCTCAATCCGCACATTTGGTGAGTCTTTTAAATTACAACTTCAAACACTTGTAGATGCTGTAAATCAAAAAGACAAGCAAGATTATCAAAACCGTGAGTTTGCTTATACTCAAGCAGGTGAGCAGCTAGAAGAACTATTTCTTAAAAAGGTTGAGACCGAAGGCTTTACTGAAGAAGAAAAGGCTCAAGCAATTGAGAAATACTCTCAGGTAACCCATGGACGCACGTCTCAGGTGCTCTCAGGTTTGATCACCATTGAAAAGAAACAGGATGCTCTTGCAAGGACAGAACTTACACACAAATCACTGTATGGACTTGTTACCAGCAAAGAGTTAAGCATCCCGGGCAAATATAGTGACGCAATTAGGAAGGAGTTTGAAGCCGCTGCAAAAGATGGCGATTCACTAGCAACTCTAGATAAAGGGCAAGTTCAGGGTGCGCTTAGTTTTCTTTACATGCGTAATAGGGAGCTCCTTAATCAGCAAGGTACCCCTAATGAATCTTCAGCGCTGCTTTGGGCTAAGCCAAAGATTGAAGCTATCTTTAGAAGCAAGGTCCTGGAAGAACGCGCAAAGGGTAACATTAATGGCGCAATAGATGTCGCTCAAACCTACGTCCTAAACCTTCTTAATGATGGAAAGGTAAAAGGTACTGGTCCGTTTGCAATGACGGGGGACTTTAGCTCCCTTTCTCCATATTTGGGGATGGGCAAAGGATCATCAAATGTTGCTCAGGTTAACCGTGTTACTGACATCAGCAAAAAACTGATCACACAACCTAATTACCTTGAAACAAACGGCATTCTCAATGACGGAGAGTTGAAGCAACTTGAAAACTTCAGAGATGGACGCTCTTCTTCACTACCTCCGATTATTTCAGCACTTGCAGCCAAAAGTCGAACCAAGTCTGCAGTTGATATTATCAATGCCCAACTTCAAGCTTACAAGAAACCATTAATCACACTGAAGGTTCCAGATCAACTGCTCAATGGGATGTCACCATTGCAACAGCAGATCATGAACTACAGACCGTCAAATGCAAACACCTACCAAGCATTTGGTATGTCTGGTGGTGATGACCCCTATCGACCTCTTCTGGACCTCATTGCGTCCCACGAAAGCACTTCGTATGGTGGGTATGATGCAATGAATGAAGGTGGCGATGACGGCGGACGTACTGCAATTAAGTCTGCAAACAGCGTAAATGTCTTTGGTATTGGTCTTACAAAGATGACCGTAGCTCAAGTTCTACAGCTGCAGTCCGACAAAAAAGTCTTTGCATCCGGGAGGTATCAGATTATCCCTAAGACACTACAAAGCTTGATGCAGAACAAGTATGGCTTTACTGGAGTTAACGTCAACGACAAATACGACGCCAAGACTCAAGACAAGCTGGCCATTGCACTCCTACGTGGAAGGGCCGGAAAGTTCTTTAGCGGCTCAGGTAACCTAGGCGAAGCTGTTGTAGGCTTGGGTAATGAATGGCGTGGCCTACAGAAGCCGAGCATTCAAAAGACCATTGCACAACGTCTGGTAGCTGTTAAGGCCGTACTGGACTCCCCAAGCCCCTTTAGACAACCTGAAAGCTTACGTGCTGGTGTTGTCTATCGAATTGGCAATCGTGGTTATGGATCAACTGGACCTCATCTAGATGTTAAACCAGTTGCTCGAGGCACGATGACAACTGATGGTGGATTGCCACGCATCAAGCAAGGGGATTTAGATCCCTATGTTTCAGTTAATGTCAAGGGGTCATGGAAACCACTTTCCCAGGGAACTGTAACAACTGACAATGACCAACTACACCGTAATCGAGGTTCATTTGGTCATGACTTTGCTGCCCCTGATGGTACCCAAGTATCACTAAAAAATGGTGCCAGGGTTGTTGGTAGTTTCAAAGGTGATGGTGGAACTGATCATCTCATCATTGAACTTCCTGATGGAAGACGTTATCAATTCTTACACGGCACCAACGCTTAACATAAATGTACGCTAACACCACTTTTACTAAAGATGATTGGGATCAAGAAGCTCTGAATCAACAGGTCGTTGATACCCAAAACTATGCGAGGGAAGAGGCTGCAAGGAATCAAGCACTTCAAGAAAGTGTGAAGTCCGAAACAGCTAAGACCAAAGCTGCACTAGAAGCTACTAATGCCGATGGAACTTTAAAGTCAACACATGACACAAAGGCTCCAAAGCAGTATGGTTTAAAGGAGAATGCACAGGAAGCTGGTAATGCAGTACTAGCTGGTGCCCAAGATGTAGTCAATTCTGTCACTGCAATCCCACAGAAGATTGTTGACCCACGGTTCTACGGTGAGGCCAAGAGTCCTTATAAACCCGCTTGGGTACCGTTTGCACAGGATCAACAACCCATTACAAAGACCGTTTGGGGTAAGTTCCTTAGGGGTGCTGTAGAGATGGGTGGCCTTATGTGGGTTACAAGAAAGGCTGCAGGTGGGGCTGCAAAGGTAGCTGGTACTGAGTCTGCCATTGGTAAAGGGCTTACATATGTAGCCAAAGGTTCTCCAGTAGTTAAAGGTAAGCCACTAGCTAACCTTGCTAAAACTGCAATACATGGTGCAGTACTGGGTGCTCCAGCTGATTTGGTCTCTAGTTATTCGACTGAGTCAAATATGGCTGCTGAGCTGATCAAGATCCGTCCTGATTGGGAGGATGCATTGAAGCCATTCTCCACCCATGAACGGATGTCTCCAGCAACCCGTTCCCTCTACAACATGTTTGAGGGTATTGGTCTTGGTGCTGCACTGGACATTGCTGTGTCGGGTGTCAGTGCAGGTATGAAAAGTTTGGGTCGTAGTTTCCCCAGCCCTAAACCGACTGATGCAGTAATCAATCCGAATACTGCCAGATATGACGGGATGCGTGAGAAAGCCCTTAAGAACCTTGAATTCAAAGTTACTGAGGGTGCCAAGTATGAAACAGAAAAGGCTTTTATAAAAGATCCGACTGTAAATAAGTCTTGGCAGTTGATGACAACCGCTGAGCGTTACGAAGCAAAACAACTGTATGCAAGCCGTAAGGGTATTGAATATGCAGATGACACACACCCAGCGCTCAAGCGTCAGGACTCTCAGGACAACGCTGAGATTAACCAAGGTGTAGCTCGTCTAGAGGCAGATCCACAAGGTGAGAAAGGCTTTGACGCCTACATCAACTCAGGTGGTGATGTCCATCAAGGACGGGCTCTAAGCAGCTCTAAGGCCTTTGTAGACAGCATGCGATCTGCTGATGAGATGACTACCAATTGGGCTGATCTTGATGGAACACCCATTAATTTCATCACTGAACGGGAGCTTGACCGCATCAACAGCACACCTGGTGGTAAACCGATCACCAGGGAAGAGTATATGGATGTCTTTAAAGACGACCCTGTTCTTAGAAAAGAGATTGCTGACCTGGGTAAATTAAAGCAACCGGTGGACTCGTTTGCCCCAGCAGTCTTTAAAGAGTTTGACGATGTAATTGCTGGTAGAAAGGCCCTTGGGTCTATGTCTGATCAAGAGTTTGAGTCCTTGTTCACACGCAATTACGACAAATACGGTAATTATGCTGGGCGTGCGTACTACTCAAATGAGGATCACCTTAAAGCTGCAGTCCTCACCAAAGTACTGAATCATGAGATTCGAGACCTGGCAAAGCTTGGTAAGTCAGTAGTTGACCAAGTCGACATCACTGCTAAAGATGGAACTATGGATCTGCTGCTAAGCCGTTACACTGCTGTTGGCATTGGTCTTAAGCAGTCCCGCTACTTACGTAGCATCTCTCTGTCTGACCTCAAGAACCTTAACGGAGAATCAAATCTACCAATTCCTGGTGGTAAGGAAATTGGTCAAGAACTAAAGGCTATTGCTGACAAGCAGAGCACTACTACTCAAATAATCCGTGAGTCACTTCAAGCAGACTCAACAGATGAACTGCTAAAGCTCATGCTGGATGCGTTCTCATCTAACGATAAACTCTCGACCTGGCAAGACCTCGATACTTTTTTTGCTAACAAGCTTGTTGGCTATAAGGATGGTGACGGTCATCACCAAAGTGCTATCCAACGCGAGTTGGGTGCAATGATTATCCATAGTGTCATCTCTGGTCCCAAGACACCGGTAAGGGCTGTTGTAGGTACTGGCCTAGTGACAATGCTAAGGCCCGCTCAGACAGCCATTGGAGCAATGCTCAGTGGTGATCAGCGCTCCCTACGTGGGGCACATGCAACTATGAGTGGCATGTTTGAAAGTGTTGGTGAGTCACTCAAAATCTTTAGGGCACAACTGAAGTCAAACTTCTCGGGCGCAGAGATGGCTGACCTGAACACTGTTGCCACCCACTTTAACCGCACGGATAGTGATGCTGAATGGGAAACTATGGGTGAATGGGTCAAGACCCGTGGCTCAGAAGCTCACCAAGCAGCATATGGTTGGGCTAACACCTTACGTGGGATGAACAACAACCCATTCCTTACTTGGTCTTCCAAGGTAATGGGTGCTACTGATGCAGCTTTCCAACATCTTATTGGCCGTACTCGGCTAAGGGAGATCGCCTATCACAAAGCATACGACTCAATCACAGAAGCTGGTGGTCTAGTTAGTGATGCCAACATGCCAGACCTTGTACGCAAGTATGAGACAGCATTCTATGACGAAGTTTTCGATCAGAATGGAATGCTTTCAGACTCACTTGCAAAATATACAGCGTCTGAAGCTACTATGACTCGGGATCTTCCTAAGATCGTAGAAGCAGTTGAGAAAGCCTTTAACTCCAATCCATGGACAAAGCCGTTCATGTTGTTTACCCGTACAGGTTACAACGCATTGGAGCTAGTCGGTAAACACACACCAGGTCTAAACCGTTTTATTGAAGAAGTAGCTGCTATTAAGAGCCTTCCAACAGGTCACCCCGATCTGATGAAGTACGGCATCACAACCTTTGACGAACACCAGGCTGCCAAGGCTCTTGTTCGTGGACGTGAGGCTATGGGAGCTGCTGTAGTGACCTCTGCTGTTGGTCTCTACATGTCCGGTGGTCTTACTGGTAATGGTCCTTCAGATAAAACGCTGCGGGATGCCTGGCGCCAACAAAAGTGGGAACCACGGTCAATTCGCATTGGTGGTCAGTGGGTCTCCTATGACGCCCTAGAGCCATTCAACAGCTTCCTTGCAATGGTTGCCGACGTTGGGGACACTCAAAAAGAAATGGGTGGACCTTTTGTTGAAAAAATGCTTGGTCGCATGTGGTACCTGGTACAGGCAAACGTTGTTAACAAATCATTCCTTTTTGGTTTGTCTCAATTGTCTGATGTACTCGGTGCACGAGACGCCGATCAACTCGGCACAGTTGCAGGCTCAATGCTGAATAGCTATGTGCCCATGTCAAGCATGCGGAATGAAATTGGAAAACTCTTTAATCCTGGTATGCGGGAACTGGAGTCTGGCTTCCAAGATGCTATCAAGAACCGCAACCTATGGGCTGGTGAACTAGCTGATCTACCTTATAAGTACGATGTCCTAAATGGACAACCACTTAAATTGTACGATTGGCCTACTCGGGCCTGGAATGCTGTTATGCCATTCCAAGTCAACACTAATGGTGGTGAAACTCGCGAAATGCTATGGCGGTCTTTGTATGACGTGAAGATGACTGTCAACACTAATCCTGAAAGCGGTGAGATTCCTGCGCCACTAAAGAGTAAGTGGCAGATGATGATTGGTCGTCAAAATGTCGAAGCTCAACTTGCTGAGTTATTTAAGAATCCACAAATTCGTAACTCAATCATTGAGATGGAACTTGCTCGATCTAAAGGTAGTCCGAATGATCCAATGAGCTACCTGCACAATCAAGAGATTCACAGAATATTTAAAAACGCTAAGTCTCGTGCATGGGAAGAGCTATCAGCAACGACAGAAGCAAGTGCTTTGATCAAGCGCAATGCCATCAAGAATGCAGCTGCAAACTTAAGAAAGTCTGGTAACTACACACAAGCTGAACAGGCTCAGCAATTATTGAACCTCCCTTACGGTAAGTAGTACAATGGCTACCACTCAGAATACTTATACAGGGAACGGTTCTACCGTTCTCTTTTCTTTTACATTCCCATATCTTGAAACCACTGACATTAAAGTAAGCGTCAATGGTACCACCACAACTGCATATACACTTGCCAACGCTACAACGATACAATTTACAACAGCTCCAGCAAGTGGGGCCGCCATTAAGATCTATAGGGCTACAGATGATGCAACACTTCAAGCAACCTTCTATCCTGGATCTGCCATCCGATCCTCAGATCTGAACGATAACTTCACGCAGAACCTATATGTTACCCAGGAAGCCAATAATGTAGCAGCTTCTGCGACAACAATTGCAGCTACAGCGCTATCAACTGCAAATACAGCATCTTCAAACGCCACCACTGCAGTCACTACAGCCAACAGTGCTGTCACCGCAGCCAACACAGCAACCAACACTGCGAACAGCGCGGTAACCACAGCCAATTCTGCAGCTGCTACCGCTGGGTCTGCCTCTACTAATGCGACCACAGCTCTTAATACTGCCAACTCTGCATCGTCTTCTGCTACAAGTGCTACATCTACTGCCAATACGGCATTAAGTACCGCCAACACAGCACTATCTACTGCAAATACTGCATCAACTAACGCAACAACTGCGGTTACAAATGCAAACACTGCATTGTCTTCAGCTAATTCTGCTGTATCGACTGCAAACGCTGCCACAACAACAGCTAACGCAGCATCAACATCAGCCACTGCAGCTGGTGTCACGGCAAATACAGCAACTACAACAGCTAATACCGCCAACAACAAGGCCGACCAGGCCATTTCTGCTGTATCAAACTCAATCAACTATCAGCTAAAGACAAACGTTGCTGCTATCCCAGCGACCCCTGCCAACGATACTTACATTGAAGTACAGGATTCCACAGGACTTGA